CTGATACTCTATCTATTGCAACATACCCCTCTGGGTTTGATACTTTAAATCCATTACTTGTTTTAATAAATGTTCCAATACTTCTAACACGATTTAGTTTTTTAACTATTAACATTTTAGCATTAACAATCGCATTTTGAAATGTAATTATCTGTGTTAAGTTTTTAACATGTTTCATTACTTCTCTTTTATATTCTTTTTGTAAGTTTTTATACTTATCTTTTCCTTTAGGGCTTTTTGACTTATTAATCATATCTTGTAGTTTTAATTCTACATGTTTAACATAACCCATAGCATGTGCCTTAGGATTTGATATTGGTTTACCTTGTCGAACACTAACATTATTATATGTCTTTAATCCTGCTGACACTATTGCACCCGTAAAACTATTTTGTAAATTTAAAAACTTAGTTAACATAGGTGAATTAATTGTTTGAAATGTTTTGCCAGCAATAGATAACTGTGCAGTAATAGCATCTGTTTCTGATTGTGTCATTGTTGCACTACCAGATACATCTTTAAATGTTGCATCATCCATCCATACACTAGGTACATTTTTAAGACCTGATATGTTTACTCCAAAAGAAGCTTTCATACTTTGTAAATCACCACCTGTATATGTTGTATGCCATACCACACCAATCTTTGCTTTTTTAATCTGTCTTCCTAAATCTGAATCAACAGGCACTACATAAACAATCGTGTTTGGTTGAAATGTATAAACCTTTTCTCCATCTATAGTATCTGTAGATACATCATTTGTAAACATTAAGTCACCTTGTAAAACTCCTTTGATACCCAATTTTGAAAACTCTGATAAAGCAACTTTAAGTTTTGCATTTAAATCACCAGATGTATATTTGTCTACATCTGCATTTGTTTTATAGAGTTGTGGTTCTACATTAAAGACTGATTTCTTTCCTACAAAAAACTTACCATCTTCTGGGTCTACTCCAGCAAAGACAGCAGGAGCACCATCCCACTTAACTGTCATGTTAATAGATGAACGACTTGCACCAGCAAACATATCTCTTAGTGACTGTATAAAGTTTATAGATGCACGACCACCTGTGATACCATAGTTAAGTATCTCATCTTCTATATGTTCTAGATGAAGATTCTTTCCACCTTTATCTTCATATAACATTTGTTCTGCTAGATTGTTCATTGTTGTAATTTTATTCCTGGCGATGTTATGTATAGTGCTTTACCAGACCACCCACCAGCAGTTCTAGTTCTTGTTGTTATTGGTATGTCAACACTATAATTACCGACTTTAAATCTTAAAGTCATATTAAAAGATTGTTGACCATCTTTATAATTAAATTTAATGCCTGATAAATCCATAGGACTATCATTTAATAAAAATTCTTTCATATCTTCATTACTTGATACATCTTTTATTGCTGAACCCTTTTCGCTACCTACTAATAGTTTATATGGACAAGGTGTTGATTCAACATCATCATATGTGTAGTATCCAATAGTCTTTAAAAAGTAATTCATGTTCATTGGTTTTTGTAACCACTTACCTAATTTTTTTATAAAATTATTTCTGTATGGAAAATAAAAATCTTTACCATAAAATTGTAGTTTGTCTTTTTGAAACTCTTTTGCTAACATGGCAAAAGCTCTTTTAGATGAAGATTCAGATGGTTTTTCTCTAGTGATGTCAAATCCTCTTAATGCTTTAACAGCATTTTTGCCTTTTACAGTTGAAGCTGCTTCATTCCAAGAATCATCTAAGTATTTTAAAACCTCTTTTACTTCTCTACTAGACCCTAACTTTTCAAAGAATGCTTTTACATTTGTGTTTATTTTTGGTGTTACATCTTTACCAGAGGCAATCTTATTTGAATAACCCACATAATTACCACGACCTATATGTATAATTACATCAGATGGATTTTTACCACCGATACCTGCTGGTTTGCCTCTAGGTGTCCAATAAAGTTTATCCCATTTTTTTAAATCTTTTTTAACTGCAAGAGAATTTTGGTAACCAATATTAATATCTCTAATTGCTGATTCATCTTTATCTAATAGTTCAATCAATGTTTCATATGAAACCTCTTGTTCTTCACCTGTAAATATTTTTGTTCCACCAGATAATTTAGCAACATCTGCCATAAATTTTTCAGCGTTTGTAAACTTAGTGTGTTGTAAAAAATAAACTGTCAAAAATTCATTTACATTTGATGACGCTGTAGAATCTTTTCTTTGTTTCATACCATAGTGTGATTTAACAAACTTCTTAGGTACTTTAATGTAAAAACTTGTTTCTATCTCAGCACTTTTTGTTTTGGCAACTATTTGAAATTCAAACTTACCTTTTGCATCAAGTAATAAAGTTCCCTTTCCTTTTTCTACTGACTTAAAAAGTAACTCCACATATTTTATTTTCTTTGGTAAATCTTCTTTAACTATTTTTTCTATAGATGCATCTAATGTGTAATATGGATTAAAGTTACCTTTCTGTTGATAATGAGGTGATATAGTCAACTCTCTCAAATAGTTTTGAGCTTGTTCTACTATTGCTATCTTTTGAGTACGAGCAGGTCTTAACTGCTCTATAGAGCGTCTAAATGACATTCAATTTCTCCATTTAAATATAGTTTATGTATCTATTTATCAAACTTTTAACTTAGAGAATTTGTCGTATTTGTCTTCTGCCTCTGATTTAGGGCCTTGTCCTTTACCGAATCCTTGTCCTTTATCGGCGATTGGTACTTCACTTTGGCCATGGTCTACAAGTTCATCTTGTGCTTTGAGTTCTACATCGAATAGTTTCATCTTGTTTCTATCTATTCCTATGATAAATCTCTTGTTCATTGTAGGGTCGTTGTATCTGTTCTTCAATTGTTTGACACAGATTTGATTGAGTTCTTCTAGTTCTTCTGTGGATATCAATGCGAACATTAAATCGGCAGTTGCTGGTAATCCAAAACTTTCTGATGTATCTTCTAGTCCAACATCTGTATTAGAGAATCCACTTCTTGTCGTTTGTGTTGCAGACATGATAGGTACATTTGTTTCTACTGCAAGTCCTCTGAGTTCTTCTGCAATAGATTTAATAATTGTATAAGAGTTCATAGAACTGCCTGCTCTGAATCTACTTGATGCACAGATATTTAAATAATCAATAAAGATGATATCTGGTTTGAAAGATTTCTTAATTGCAAGTTCTTTCAGTAGTCCTCTAAAGTGTCCACTATGTGCCGATGCAGTTGGATATTCTTTGATAATTAATTTACCTTTTGCTTTCTTTTGTAATCTTGTAATCTTATCATCAAACATTTTCTTAGGTAGTTCATGTAAATCTGGTATACTGATATTCATCATGTTAGCATCTATTCTCTCAGCAATTCTTTCTTCTGCCATTTCTAATGAAATATATAAAACATTCTTTCCTTGTGATAAACAGTTTGCAGCTTGATGACACATGAACAAAGATTTACCCACACCTGTTCCAGCAAGTGCAATGTTCAAAGTCTTTGGTGGAAGTCCACCTTTAGTAATCTTGTTAAAGAATTCTAAGTCAAAAGGAATCCTTTCTTCTTTATGATGATAGTAATCAAATCTTGATTCAGAATCTTCTAGATAATCATGTCCAACAGAATTATCAAACGAAACTGAAAGTGCCTCAGTTAAAATACTAGGAATTGCCTCTGGTGTTTTATCTTTAGACTTACCATCTATAATACCAACACCCTCTACGATTGCATTATAGATTGCTTTATCTTTGACAAACTTTTCTGTAGTATCTACTAACCAATCAAAATCTATAGTTTCTTTTTTGAGAGTTTTAATTATCTCAACAATCTTTGTATGTTCTACCTCATTTAAATCTTTTCTTGTGCTAACTTCAATCTCTAATGATGTTTGAGTTGGTATCTTATTATACTTGTCTACAAACTTTGAAATCTCATCAAAGATAATTCTTTCTTCTCTTACATCAAAGTATTCTGCTTTTATGAATGGTAAAACCTTTCTAGAATATTCTTCGTTATGTATAAGATTAGTTAGAGTCGTTCTCTCTATTGTCTGATTCTGCATATTGTTTCTCCATAATATTAACTAATATATCACCTATTAAATTTGTCCAGTCATCTCCAAAGTTTTCTCTCGGTACTGAATTATTATCTATGATATCAAATTCAAATTTAAATGGCATGTTGCCATCTTCTGTTTCTTCACCTATTGTAACTTTTCCATACTTATAAATTACACCAGCAAACTTTCCACCCTTGATACCAATACAAGTTTGGTCTTGTGATTTACTTTCTACATATACATATGATTCTTC